ATCGACTATATCGATCGCAACGGATACGAGACGCGCAAGATCGTTGACGGTGGCAGCGCTCAAACGCGATGGGCTTTTGCTCCGAGTGATGCTGATTTTGACCGGGTGCGCGATGCCATTGACTCCGGGCTGGTCGTGCTCTATCACTTCGCGGGGTGGGATAAACTGAGCAGCGGCCACTACGCGCTGTGCGTTGGATACGACACGTTCAGCTTCACATTTTTTGATCCGGCCGGCGACAGATTCAAGGGCTATTTCAATCGCCACGGTAAGGGTGCCGTTTATACGATTGAGCAACTTCGCAAGGCTGGTATCAAGCGGTTGTTCTCGGTGGAAGTATGAGACAAAAAAGAATAGACTATTATCTTGACAAGTTGCTTTCGCGCAAAATGCAGGTTGTAATTATTTCTATTGGCCTGTTTTTATTTACTGACAAATTCGACGCCGATAGCCTAGTCATTATCATGTGTGCTTATATGGGTTTTTCGGTAGCCCAAAGATTTGCACCACCGAACACGGGAGGCTAAAATGAAGCGCATAATAATCTCTTCGGCCTGCGGTCTTATCGTCGGTGCCGCGCTGGTATATTATCTCATTCCAGAACACGGACCACCGGAGATCGGCGAGATTGTCAAGCACGAGACAAAGTGGATTAAGCCACCCGCGACCGATTGCGAGAAATCACCGATAGTCATTGAAGCCGTGATGGCCGACGACGTTATGGAGATCACCGCCGGGGACGGATGCAAAACTGCGTCGGCTTCAGTGCGGCTAGAATGCCCCGCTCCACCTACTGACATAAAATCCCATGCCGTCGCGTTCGGCGCTGGTGCTCTCGCCGCGCTGGTGCTGGTCTTGCTGTTATAGCTATTTTCCAACATGTACCTCCTATGCCCGGCACCTGTCGGGCCTCTCCTCTCGGAGAGTTGACCGCTCAGAAATGGGCGGTATTTTTTTGTCCGCGCTCAGAAAAAATTACAAAAATAGCTTGACTTATTTTGCAATATCGACGACATTATACCCAGGATCAGATTAAATTAAACGGAGGAGAACATGTGTGAATTTGTAAGTTGGGTTGAACACGAAGACAAGCTGTATTACTTGACGGCGAACCTGTTGAACACGAAGGAGGGCCGCGATCTAAAGAAGTTTCTCGGCACTGCATACGCCGAGGACATTAAAGGCCACGGAGCGATTGAGCATTACTTCGGAATCAAGGGAAAGCATTGTGAATGCACTGATTTTTCGTCCCCGAACAACTTCCCCGCTGAGATAGTCAAGGCGATGAAGTCCGGTGCATTCCGAGGCATTGGAATACCCGATGAGTCACAGGTGCTAACCAAGAAGGCGTACGCCGACTACAAGTTCAAGCGCGCTCCGCTCTACGCCGACTACGAGTCCAAGCTCGCTCCGCTCGACGCCGACTACAAGTCCAAGCGCGCTCCGCTCTACGCCGACTACGAGTCCAAGCTCGCTACGCTCGACGCCGACTACTTGTCCAAGCGCGATTCGCTTTACGCCGACTACCTGTCCAAGCGCGCTCCGCTCTACGCCGACTACCTGTCCAAGCGCGATTCGCTCGACGCCGACTACGCGTCCAAGCTCGCCGATTTATTTTGGGATATATTCATGGACAAGAAAAACCGCGCGATGGCGTGGAAATAAGGAGGACGCGATGACGACTGACCCACGAGTACCGTTTTCAGTTTCGCTGCACAGGAGCGCTGCCGACAAGATCGAGCGCTATGTCGCAAAGATAGTCCGCGCGGAGAAGGTCAAGCGCGGCGCTGTCATAGAGCGTATGCTGCTCGAATCAATCAAGAAGGAGGAAGCATGAACATCACAATTAAAAACAAAAACGGAGATATTATTATCACCGGGGCGTATGAATCAATAAAACATGCAGTCTCGAAAAACCGTGCCAACCTGCGCGATGCCGACCTGTACGGTGCCATCCTGCGCGGTGCCGACCTGTACGGTGCCGACCTGCGCGATGCCAACCTGCGCGGTGCCATCCTGTGCGATGCCGACCTGCGCGATGCCATCCTGTGCGGTGCCGACCTGTGCGGTGCCGACCTGCGCGATGCCAACCTGCGCGGTGCCGACCTGCGCGATGCCAACCTGCGCGGTGCCATCCTGTGCGATGCCGACCTAGACTTCTCTGTCCTAAGTTTCTCGTGTCGTAGTCTAAAATGCAAGACTAACGAGAAGCAGCGCATACAGTTAATGTTTCACGCACTGTCGTGGATGGCCTACGCCGAAAGCATTACCGATGAGGAGAAGGCTATCTATAATTTAGCGCTTGACTACGCTAACAAATTTCACCGCTCCGATGTTGGGCGGTTAATCAAGAAGGAGGACTGACATGCAGAACGTAGACCAGATCGCAAAACTGCTTTCCCGCAACGGTCAGGTAAACCCGGCTTTCCGCGCTGCTGTAGCCGAGGCGTTAATGAATATCGGCGAGGAGATGGCAGCCGAGAAAATCAAGGAGGGCGAGAATGAATCGCAGAATATGGGATAAGGTACACAAGCCGGACCCGACATCACTGAAAACAATCGGCGGCGGTCGCCTCAAAGGAATGACAGACATTAACCCGCAGTGGCGCTTTCAGGCGGCGACCGATGTTTTCGGGCCGTGTGGAATAGGGTGGTGGTACACCATAAAAGAACTGTGGACCGTTCCCGGAGCCGATGGACAGGTGATGGCGTTCGCGCGCGTGGACGTGTTCTACCGTGATGGCGAATCCACCAGCCAGCCGGTCGAGGGAATCGGCGGTTCGATGATGATTACCAACGAAACAAAAAAAGAGCAACAGGGCGACGGTACGACTAAGTACGTACCGTATCAATATACCAACGACGAGTGCTACAAGATGGCCGTTACCGATGCGCTCTCTGTGGCGTTCAAGGCTCTCGGGTTCGGTGCTGAGATTTACGCCGGTCGGTGGGATGGATCGAAGTATCTTGAAAAACCCAAACCGCCCGAGCCTACGGCACAAGACAAGATTAACTCCTTGCCCGACAAGATCAAAGACGGCATGAAGGCAAACGGTATCACCACGGTGAAACAGGCTCTCGCGTTCTGCGAAGCGCATAAGTGGAACGAGGAAACCATGAACGCCGAGCTTAACAAGATGGCTGACAATGCTTGAATACAACGAGGAAACCAGGGTACACTACATCGACGGGATCAAAGTCCCGTCGGTGTCGCAACTACTTCCGCGCGACGAGGTGTGGGTTGACGATGAAACCTACGAGGCCGCGCGGCTTGACGGGATCGACCGGCACTTGCGGATCGAGCGATACCTGAACACCGGAGACACAAACTTCGATTTGATGCTTGAAAAGTTCGCGGAGCTGGTGGATAAGCGCAAGCCCGGAAAGCTCCTCCTCCACGAGCAACCTCTATTCTCGCGCGAGTTCATGTTCTGCGGAAAACCGGACATTCTGTGGGAGTTCGAGACGTGGGACCAGAAGCGCTCCTTTGGCCGGTCGGTTAAACACGCGCTTCAAATCGCGGCGTATGACATTCTTCGCAAGGAGAACGGCTTAGGCTCCAGCGATGAGTGGTGGGTTTTTGTGTGGGACGGCGAGGACTGGAAGATGCGCGACGTGTTTAAAAAATATCAGGATTCGCGAAAATGGTTCTTGACAATTTTGAGCTTTCATCATTACTATGCACCGAAGCAAAAAACAAGAAAGGAGGAGCCATGAGAGAGATTAAATTCAGGGCGTGGGACAAGATCACGAAAAAGTATTTTTACTCGGGTACGCTTGACAACGGAGATATACTGGTTATTCATCTTGACGGCGAGATCGAGATTTCAAGCGATGACACGTACAAGCCTGAGGATTTTATCATTGAGCAATTCACCGGCCTTCGCGACAATAACGGGCGCGAGATTTACGAAGGGGATATCGTATCATGCGACAAAATACATATCCGTGATATGAGCGATCCTGACCCGTTTACGCGGCGTATAGGGTGGAACGAGGACGCTGGTGCCCTCGTGTTTTTCATGATGGACGGCAGGCCACATGCGAGCGGGTATACGTACTGCAAAAATAACCTAGAAACAATATTTCATATCATCGGCAACATCCACGAAAACCCGGAGCTACTACCATGAAAGGCCACCCATTTTCAGAACACGCCGACATCAACGGAGTACTGCCAGACGAAAAGTACGCGCCGCCGCGCATGATCGAATGCGACGGTTACATTGACTACATAGAGTCTTGCGACGAATGCCCGTGCTATCAGGACACGCACCGCCGCTGCCGGTTGATCGCGCGCGTCTCAATCGTGCTGAACCCGCGCGTTGAAGACAAGTACACGATTCACGGTGATTGCCCGTTAAAACTTTACACAAGCAAGGAGGTT